TTGATGTAAATATCGGGATCAAAACTTTCATAACAAACCCTGCTTACATTAATTCCACTTCGGTCAATTTCCGGGAAAACCTCTTGTAGTGATTGGAAATGCTCTCTGTGCTTTTTGCCATCTGCTATTTTAACCAAAGCTTTTAGCCCATTACCTGAAGGACTAACCCAACAGGCATACACAAAATCTTTTTGGATAATTTCAGTCTGCTTATCCCTCAAATCAGAAATATCATCAAAATCTAAAACTATAAATCCGCTATGTGCGACCAATTGATCATCCTTTCTATCTGCCCCAAACTTGCCGCTGAAACAAATTGAAGGTAAATTTAGCTTTAGCTTATTAGCTTTTTCCTTATCCAAAGCCAACCTAATATCTAAAACCAAAGCCTTACTTGCGCCTAGCTTAATCCTTTCAAGTGCTTTTTCAACGGTTATGAAATGTGGTTCCTTGCTAAAAATGTTTTTAAAAATAGTAGCTATCATCGTATTAATTTAAAGTTTTTCCTAATTCTTGTTGGCGTTTCTTGTACGCCTCAAAGTCATCGTTTTTATAAATTTGTTGTTTTGGTATTTCTCCCGAACCTATAAGTTCATCGTTCCAAGATTTGTTGTTTAAAAATGTTTGTGGATCTTTTCTAAATTTTTTATCAGGCTGGCAAATCTTGTAATTTGGAATAAATCTCATAATTTCTGTTCTTTCAGAGTCAGACAACTTATTCCATTTTTCAGTTAGCTTTCCTTTTTCACCTGTTTTCTTGTCATACAAATCCCAAAAAGAATCAAACGAAATGTTTATTTCCTTTATTTCCTTTCCTTTTATTTCCTTTCCTTTCCTTTCCTTTTTAGCATTGCTATCGGATAGCGTTTGCATTGCGTTCGCATTAGTCCATCTATAACTAGCTGATTTTCTTGCACTTTCGCTTTTTATATTTCTCTGATCAAGTCTTTCTTGTACCGAATTACTACCAAAAAAATCACCATCAAAAACGAATAAATCAAAGTCATTTACTACGGATGCAACAACATCGCCATCCGTCCTTAAATCATACGCAATGCCATCGTAATCCGTTCGCAATGCGTTCGCATTATTATATAAATCCTCCACTATTGACCAAAATATACCATAGCCTATCATGCCATGCTTTCTTATTAGTCTTTTTATCTTCTCATCATTGCGCGCATTGTAATCGTGCGAGAAGTAGAATGTATCTTTTGGCATTTTTTTTATCTTAATCGTTTATAAAATCGGTTTTCAACGCCTCGTTAATACGAGATATTTCTGCATCGGTAAATAATAATTTACCCTGCATCTTTCGTGATAATTCCGATTCTGGTATCTTTGCATTAAGTGATAGCCATCTTTGTGTACGGCCATCTAAAGCTTCTTTTATTCTTTCGTGAAGCCTTAATTCGGTTTTAATTTCCATAAATTTGTTTTGATTATTGGATGACAAAAATAGTGTTATTTTTTAAATACCCAAATTTTTTTAATTTTTTTTTAAATTTATTTTGTAGTTTAATTAAATTAATTATCTTTGCCTAACCAAAACAAATAACCTATGTTAAAGTCAGAATTAATTAAAGAAAACGAAAGACTAAAAATGGAATTAAGTATGGTATGTAATAGCCCTAATTCTTTTGAATCATTAATTATAATTAAAAGAGAACAACACAAAGATAGATTAGAAAGAGCAATTTGGTTTGGGGATTTTACCAAATCAGAACAAAAAGAAGATATAAAAGCAGATGAAGATGATGGATTTTATAAAATGTCTGAAGAAGAAATAAGAGATTGGCATATGATACAAAGTTTAAAAGTGAAGTATGGAGAATAGGGATTTGATTTATGAAATGGCTAAGAGATTAGACATGGTAATTGAAGTAACAAAAAAAGGTGAATACATAGGTAAATTTAAGTTCATAAACGATAAACTACATAAACTGAAAGAAGAAAATGAAAAGCCCAAACCAAAAAATGATTGAAATTGTAAAAAAATATGGTTCTTTAGAAATCTCTTTAGAGTTTATTAAAGATATAATTGAAGAATTATGTTTTATTTATTACAACAAAGGAATAAATGACGATTTTATTGCTGAAAAAATTAATTTTTATATGGATGTTGAAAATATTATTCAAGAAAATATGATTGAAAATGGTTATAAAAAATAAAAAAATAATATGGCATATAATAGTACAATAATAGTGAAAAAGAAAAGGTGCGTTAGTTGCGGTAATATTGATTATCATTTCTCTAAAAAGATGTGTAAGCAATGTGCTACGGTAGTTTCTACACAAAAGAGAATGGAAGAATTTGAAGATGATTCAGAAAGTTTTCAGAATTTAGTTTCAGATCTTGATCATGTATTTAGCCAGTATTTAAGAAATAAATATGCAGATAAAACAGGTATGGTAGAATGTTATACCTGTGGTAAAAAACATACTATAGCAGAAATACAATGCGGTCATTTTATGGGTAGATCAAATCTTGGAACTAGATGGATGGATGAAAATTGCAGACCTCAATGTATGGAATGTAACTATTTCAAAACTGGTAATATTGAAGAATTTGAATATAAGTTACATAAAGAAAATGGAGCATTAGTTGAATACCTTAGAGAAATAGCAAGACAAGCAGTAAGACCAACAAGAGATGAGCTTAAATCTTTGATCCTAGAATACAGGGCAAAGCTTAACTTAGTAAAAAAGAAATTTATTTAATTTTACAGAAGTAATTGTAGATTGGTGGTTTTAAGCAAATATACCCTCCTGTATTTCTATACTGGGAGGGTTTTTAATTAAATTAATTTTGGTTATTATATTTAATTAAATTAATTTTACAAAAAAATATATAAAATGGCAAGGAAAATAGATCCAGAATCAGTATCAAGTAAGGTAGCTGAATTAGCAGTAGGGCAACATGAAATTTTTAATAACCCATACACATCAATTATGGTTATGGTGTCAAATCTTAAAAACAAAAAAGGACACGAAAACAAAAAATTTAAGGTGAAATTTATTGACGAACAAACAACTGTAACAAGAATAAAATAAGTATTATGCACATCCAAACTGTTAACTACACTAGAACTTTTAATTTAGGTAATTACTCTTCTGAAAAAATTGGCGTTGAATTTTCTCTAAATCAAGGTGAATCAGCAAACAAAGCTCTTGATATTGCAAGAGAGTTAGTAGAAGAGTATCACAAACAGAATGTAGAAAGATTAAAAAGCTTAGGGTATTATCATGATGAACAAATTATTGAAGAAGTAATTCCTACTCAGTCAAAACAAACATTAGCCGAAAAGACAAAATCATTTATTGATTCTTGCAAAACAAAAGAGGAATTAAAAGCTTGGGAGTTAATGAGTAAAAGCAATCCTGAACTATTAGAACATTATAACAACAAACTAAACACACTTTAATGAACTGGAACGAAACACTAATCAGAGCAAGCTCTGTCGGTTATTTAATGACTGAACCTGTAACTAAAGCTGACAAAGAAGCTGGAGTGCTTTCTAAAACTGCACAAAGACATTTACTTGATGTTTATGTTGCCGAAAAATATGGCAGAAAGAAAGATATTCAAACTAAACAAATGCGCAAGGGTAATGAAGTTGAAGATGAAGCGATTAAATTTTTATGCAATTACAAATGGTTGGATGAAAATAAATATGAAAAAAACACAGAAAGATATTCAAATGATTTTATAGCTGGTACACCAGATGTAATTGCTGTTGATGCTAATGGCATTGATATATATGATGTAAAGTCAAGTTATGATTTATGGACTTTTACAGGAAATATACTTGATAAAATTGATAATTTATACTACTGGCAAATGCAATCTTATATGTGGTTAACCGGAGCAAAAAAAGCATATGTTGTTTTTTGTTTATTAGATACTCCATTTGGCATCATTGAGCAAGAAAAAAAATCATTGCTTTATAAAATGAATGTAATTTCAGAAGAAAGTCCAGAATATGTAAAAGAAGCATGGAAACTTGAATTTAATATGACATTTGCAGACATACCTGCTAATGAAAGAATATTGTTTTTCCCTATTGAGAGAAGTGAAGATGATATTTTACGCATACAACACAAAGTAGAAAAAGCAAGAGAATATTTACATACAATCCAAGAATTACATACAAACTTTAATAAATGAGTGCTAATATAATAAGTGCTATCCAAAATCTAAAAATGGCGCAAGAGCAGTTTGACGATTTTTGCAGACAATTTCCTGATACTAAAGGTGAAAAATTATTTAAAGTTTATGTAGGTAAAATTAATTGGATGTTTAATGATATTGTAACTCATCCATTTTTAACTGATCAAGTAAGATCTGGTATAAAAAAAGAAATAAATAGTGATATATTTGCTATACCTGCTATCCACGAAAAGATTGCATTGTTAACTCCAGAACAAAGAGAGATGATTGAGTCAACCTTAGATGCAATGATTGACGGGGAAGAGGTAAAAATAGTAGATATAAAAGATATAAAAGATGGAGGTTAGCGTTGTATATGAAGTAGCTGAAATAGTTTGTGACGTATGTTTAAATTATCATGTAGCAGTTATAGAAACTGATATGATTAAATGGTTTGATGAAAGTGTTGAAATAAGATATTTAGAAGAAATACAATGTCCGCATTGTGAAAAAACAACAAAAATAAAAAGATAAATATGGCAAAGAAAAAAACAGAGATTCCAAAAGAAATACAAGTTTATACAGAAGGATGTGATTTTTGTATGCAATTTGATTATGATGAACCTCATGTAGTAGGCGCAAGCCCTGATGGCGATGGTGGGTTAGAAATAGTATTAAAAGCATACCAAGATGCCGGTATTACTTTTGTATGTCCAAACACTGGCAAAAAGCTTAGATTATTTTCAAGACCTTTGTCAGATGCAGGTAAAAAAATATTAGAAGATCAACCCCCAGTTCAATAACAAATGCTGGTTGGTGTAATTGGCAACACTACAGATTTTGATTCTGTCATTTTAGGTTCAAGTCCTAAACCAGTAACTAATAATATTTTTATGTCAGTTAATTTTAATAGTACAAGATGTAGTTATTGTGAAAGAAGATTTACTGAAACTAATTATAGAACAAAAGAACATATTGTTCCATTGTCTAAAGGAGGAAATAATTATTTTGAGAACCTTGTATGGATATGTAATGAGTGTAATAATTTTAGAGGCAATAAAGATTTGCCATATTTTTATAATCAAATAAATAACATTCTTAATAACAATAGAACTATTAAGATTAAAATTTACACTTATAACAGGCAAGATTTACAAAATATGGTTAAAAATCTATCCTATTATAAAACTAAAGAACTTATGATTTCTTATGAGCGTTAGCAAATTTGCGAGCTGCTTCAACACTACCAAAGCCCCAAGCTTTAAGAGCTAATGCCTTACGGGTAGGTTCGCCATTTGGCTTCTTCATAGCACCAGTCATTCCAGAAAAACGAGCTGCAAAAGAAACTCTACGAGGATTAGTACCTTCTTTAACAGGAGCTTTTAAATTGCCACCCGTTTCTGCGTTGTAAGATGCACGACCTTTTGCGTTTAATCCACCTTCGGGATTTTTTCCTTCTTTTCTTTGCCAAGCTCCAGACATAAATTACATTTTTTCTTGTGCTTTAATCTTTTTTTCTTGTTTTAACATAGCCGCAGTTGGTTTTTTACCACTACCCTTGTTAGCACGAATGTTATCCCATAATCCACGAGGTGAATATGATCCATCCGCGCGTTTCATCATCTTTAATTTACTTTTCATACGCTAATTTACGAATTTATTTCCAATTTTCAGCTTTCCAAATAACTAAATCTATTCCCTTTAAGTTACTAGGAGGCTCAGGTTGACTATCTAGAGTCAATTCTACGGGCTTTTGTACTTTTTTTGGACATTCTATAGGCTTAACCACTAAAACCTCCTCTACGTGCTTTATTCTGCCATAATTATCCATTAAATAGTTCACTACTTGCTGAACAGATGTCAAATTTTGCTCTTTTTGAATCATATCCAACTTATATAAGTCAAATCTAACTCCAATTGGTTTGCTTTTTGCCATAATTTTAATTGTAGCTACAAAATTAAATTAATTTCTCCAAATGTAGCTACAAAATATGGTTTATTTTTTCGCAATGTAGCTACAAATACTAATACATTACCCCCCATAAATACCCCCCACCAAGCAAAGAGCAAGAGAGAAACCAACCGCAACCAACCAACCGCAAAGGGATTGCAAGAGCCAAGCCAAAGACCACAGCCCAACCGCCAAACCCAAGACAACAAAGGAACGGAAGCCAATGCAAGAAACCAAAAAAACGGGGTACTCGGTGCAAGAAAATAGAAACCCCAAAAAATAAACGCATAGCCCGGAGCGGGGGGGTAGCTTGAAGAGATACAGGTGTAGAAGTTGGATGCTTATGATTAATAGAATTTTTGGTGGTACCAGTGGAAAATATTTTGTATATTTGGGGTATAAATAAATGCATTATGGCAATTATGTCAATGGCTAAAATGGATCAAGAGCCTAAGAAAAAACTTTTAACTCCTAAAAGAGTAAATGAAGTAGCTGATTCATTAGATAAAGAAGCTGTTAGAAAAATAAAATTTGCAGCTCCTCAAAAACGAATCGCAGAGGCAGGAATTAAAAAAGGCGAAGGAGATAAACAAGGAGCTTTTTATGCAAATAGCAATATAGGTACAGGCCCTACTTATAACGAAAGAATGAAAATTGCAAAAGACGCATTAAGCTCTGCTGCTAAAGACGAATCAAATGCATATAGATATAGAAAATTAGCCCAAATGGCAAAAAATAAAAAATAAACCAAATGCAAGAACTTAAAGACAAAAAAGCAATCATGGCTGACGCATACTCAGATAAGCGTGTAAATGAGCTAAAAAAGGCAACAAACACCCCATATCAAATGGAAATGGCGTCAAAGAAATTAGGATCAATGAAAAAGAAAAGTTTCCCAGATTTAAATAAAGACGGTAAAGTAACAAAAGCTGACGTCTTAAAAGGTCGTGGGGTTATAAAGTAGTTTAGTTGGTTATTATGTTTTCGTTTAGAAGCCTCCCTTAAAAAAGGAGGTTTTTTATTTCTGTACAAAATTATGTACACTTTTTGGTAAATGTTACAATATGATGTATATTGCATCAAACTGCATCACATGAAAAAAAGAATTACAATTAGCCTTTCAGAAGAAAGTTACATTAAACTACAACTTCTAGCCAAAAAGAAAAAATGGTCATTAAGCAAAACAGTAGAGGACATTTTAGAAAGACAGATGGCAAAACAAAAACCAACAGTTCAATACGTAGGAGGGGTAGGTTATGAAAAAGGTAATCCTTAACATAACACCTCAAACCCATGTCAGGGCAACTCAAGGTGATTCAATATTTTTCAGAATACCTAGAGAGAAATTACGTCCAGCCGGTCTAAGCAGATTAATGAGATTGGAAAAGTACAATAAGTACAAAGTGGATCTATGCGCAGAAGCCAAATCAAAAAGATTTGTCCTTCCCCCAGTTGGCGCTTCAATAACTTTCTTTATCCCCGTCCCACCATCTTGGTCTAAGAAAAAAAAGAAATTACATCATGGCAGATTCCACCAGTCCAAACCAGACATAGACAACTTGCAAAAAGCTTTATTAGATTCCCTGATGGCAGAAGATAAACAGATAGCTCACTTGGAAGTCCAAAAAAGATGGGTTGACTTTGAAGTAGGGTGGATAGAGATCTCCTACAAAGAATACGAGGAGGTACTTGACTTACCCTCCCCCAAATAGGACTCTCGCCAAAGACTCCGCGTTTGTGAGTATTATATACGCATACTCTAGCAATCCCTAATTTATTATATATAATAAATTAGGGATTGCTAGAGTATGCGTATATAATACTCACAAACGCGGAGTCTTTGGC